AGGAATGTCAGGATCTTTAGAGGCTGAGGACGATATCTTCGAGTGTAAACCAATCATCATCAAAGACAACTACGAAGTGTCAGGATCTGACATGGCTCAAGTTGGATGGGTTGAGGTTACAACTGAGAACGGTGCGACTGGATACCTTTGGTACTTGAAGTCAGAGCACGAGACTCGTCTACGATTTGAGGACTACTTAGAGATGGCTATGGTAGAAGGTGTTCCTGCTGCGGTAGGATCTGCTGCTGAAAGTCAGCTGTCTGATAACTCTGCTGCTGGTGTTGTTAACGCTGGTACTCAGGGTATGTTTGACACTATCGAGGATAGAGGTAACGTATGGTCAGGTGGTAACCCATCTGCATTGGCTGACTTTGATACTATTGTACAACGTCTTGACAAGCAGGGAGCTATCGCTGAGAACGTATTGTTCTTGAACCGTCAGTTCTCTTTCGATATCGATGACATGTTGGCTGCTCAAAACTCTTACGGAGCTGGTGGTACATCTTACGGATTGTTTGACAACTCTGAGGAGATGGCACTTAACCTTGGATTCTCTGGATTCAAAAGAGGATATGAGTTCTATAAGACTGACTGGAAATACTTAAACGATGCTACGCTTCGTGGAGGTTTAGTTGGTGGAGCTATCAACGGTGTACTTGTGCCTGCTGGTACAACTACAGTTTACGATCAAGTTCTTGGTAAGAACGCTAAACGTCCATTCTTACATGTACGTTACCGAGCTTCTGAGGCTGAAGATCGTCGATACAAAACTTGGATGACAGGTTCTGCAGGTGGTGCGATGACTAACGACATCGACAAAATGCAGGTTAACTTCTTGTCAGAAAGAGCACTTTGTGTTATGGGAGCTAATAACTTCGTATTATTCAAAGGATAATATAGACTATTAATATACCAGGGGTTTCGGCCCCTGGTTTTTATTGTTAAATTAAAATAAAATAAAATGCAAAAGAGAAAATCAATACTAGAGCCCAAGGATAGAATATATCTATTAAAGGGAGAGAAGCAACCACTTTCATACTTTATTGCTTCTAAAGACACACCAAGAAAAAGATTACTGTACTACGATGAGGAGAATAATATGAGTAGACCTCTTCGTTACGCACGTAACTCAAACTCACCATTCGTTGATGAGCAGGATAAGAATGTAATTCTTGAGCCTGTTGTTTTTGAGGACGGAGTATTAAGGGTTCCAAAGACAAATCCAGTTCTACAGGAGTTCTTGCACTACCATCCAGAGAATGGTATAGAGTTCTATGAGTTTGATAATGAGAAGGATGCACAGGAGGATGTAGACTTTATGTATAGCGAGCTTGACGCTCAGTTGATGGCTAGAGACATGGACTTCGGAATGATGGAGGCTGTGGCCCAAGTATTACTAGGAGGCAAGGTTTCTAATATGACAAGTGCCGAAATAAAGAGAGATATTATGCTTTATGCCAAGAGATATCCACAGGACTTTATGGAGACCGTTAATGATCCATCTCTACGTGTAAACAACATAGCATCTAGAGCGATATCTGACGGATACTTGTCATTTAGAAATAATAAGAAAGATATATACTTCAATTTGAAGGAGAACAAGAAGAAGCTTATGACTATACCTTTTGGAGAGGATCCAGTATATGTATTGGCCTCATACCTACAGTCTAATGATGGACTTGAGCTGTTCAAGTTCTTGGATGAAAAGATATCAGATAATTAGTATATTTGTGGTATTATTAACCCATTAAATTTTTTAACAATGGCAAAGTTTTTATCTATACCTGTAACAGGTGAAGGGAATCAATTAGTTTCTGCAGATGGCATTAAACTTATCGAGCAGGCATCTACAACTACAGTGACAATCACTTACGGTGGTGCTGCTGCACAAGATGTTATTACTATTACTCATGCTGCAGTTGCTGCAGGATCTGAAGAGATGAGAGACGTTATTCAAAACGCAGTTGTTGACGCACACAGCTCTGTGTGGCACAATGTTGTTACTTCTGTTTCTCCTTCTAAAGCAGTAAGCGGAATTGCTATCGCATAAGATTATCTTTAACGATCAAGATGAGGCACTTTTTAATCGAAGTGCCTTTTTTTATTTATCTTTGTTAAAACGACACGGATGATTAACGAAGTAAGAAATACCGTACTATCTATAATAAGCAAGGACAACAGGGGATACATTACTCCATTTGAGTTCAATCTGTTTGCAAAGCAGGCACAGCTTGAGATATTTGAGCAGTACATATACTCCTATAGCAATGCTATAGTTAAGGAGAATGCTAGGCTTCATGGAGAGGGATATGCAGACATACCTAAAAAGATATCAGACGTATTAGACACATTCTTTATAAATGCAAGTCTTACGTATTCTGGATCTGAGTTTACTCCACCGACAGACTATTACTTTGTAGATAAGTTGATATACAACAACTCTGTAGAGATAGAGGAGGTGAGTCATAGAAAGATATTAAACCTAATATCATCAAACCTTACTGCACCTACGGTTGCATACCCAGTATACACGCTTGACAATAATGGCTTCAATGTGTACCCTACAAGTATAACATCAAACGTGCAGATAGACTACATAAGGTATCCATTGGATCCTAAGTGGACGTATATAGCTACAAGTGCTACAGACTCTGACCCCTTGTTCTACCCGTCCGCACCTGACTATCAGGACTTTGAGTTACCTAAGAGTGACTTTTCAAACCTAGTTATAAAGATATTACAATACTCTGGAGTTTCTATAAGAGAGGATGACATTATAAAGGCAGCTAAATCTGAAGAGCTTCAGGACGCACAACAAAAACAATAGACAATGGGATACATTACTAACTATCAGTACTATACAAATGGTGGGGTTATACCTGAAGACAGCAACTGGGGTTCATATCAGTATGTCTCAATGTCTGACATAGTGAACAACTTCATGCTGATGTATGTAGGTAACGACAAGCTTGTAAATAATGTCGACAGATATACCGTTATATTTCATGCAAAGAGAGCGATACAGGAGCTCAACTATGACGCACTTAGAAACATAAAGGTCATAGAGCAGGAGATGGGTGACGAGCTAAAGATGGTCATGCCTCCAGACTATATAAACTATGTGAGAATATCTGTACTTAGTGGAAACCTTTTACTTCCATTGACAGAGAACAGGAGACCTATGTCTGCCACAGGATATCTTCAGGACAATAACCTGGACATTATATTTGACGCAGATGGAGAGATAGTTACAGGTGACTCAAAGGTAGATATACTTAGACAGGACAAAACCTTATACACTGGAGGTGGTATATATAGCGGATGCTATGGATGGAACTACAACGGTGACTGGTACTTTGGTTACACTATGGGAGGGCGTTATGGCTTGGATCCAGAGGATGCCAATAACAATCCTAAGTTCAGTATAAACAAGGCAGCAGGGGTTATAGACTTCTCATCTGGGATAGAGAACAAGCACATAGTTCTTGAGTATATATCTGACGGTATGGAGAACGGTGACGACTCCAAGATAAGCGTTAACAAGCTTGCTGAGGAGTACATATACAGTTACCTAAAGTGGGCACTACTTAACAATAAGTATGGGGTTCAGGAGTACATCATAAACAGGGTTAGGAAGGAGAAGATAGCAACCCTAAGGAATGCAAAGATTAGACTAAGCAATCTACACCCTTCAAGACTTTTAATGAGCTTGAGAGGTAGAGCTAAATGGATTAAATAGGTATGGAATTAAAGAAGACTTTCCTTGCAGGTAAGATGAACAAGGACCTTGACGAGAGACTTCTGTCTGGAGGTCAGTACGAGGATGCCTTAAACATCACGATAGACACGTCTGAGGGATCAAACATAGGGTCTATAACAAACTCACTTGGTAATACTGTGGTTGGGAATATAACGACAATCCTAAACACATACTCAATAGGATCGACAAACGCAAGAGCTATAGGTGCGGTTGCATACGAGCCACTGAACCTTATATATTGGTTTGTAGCTGCAGATGAGTATGACGCAATATTTGAGTACAGCGAGATAACGAACACCTTGGAAGAGGTACTTATATGTACAAAGGCCACAGCAAGCACGCCAAGTAAGCTGAACCTAAGTAAGGAGCACCTTATAACAGGGGTAAACTACCTACCTAGTCACAAGGACAATGGTGCACTTTTACTTTGGACAGACAACTACAACCCACCTAGAAAAATAAACATAAAGAGAGCCAAGAGCTACTCGGTTGACGACAGTCGTATAGATATAGATATTGACGTGATACTGAGACCGCCATTAAAGGCTCCAGTGATATATCCAGTGAAGAGTGATGAGGTCCTTTCCAACAACATGGAGGAGAGATTCCTGTACTTTGCATATAGGTACAAGTATGTAGATAACGAGTACAGCTCGATGTCTCCATTTTCAGCCGTAGCATTCAAACCTTCAGACTACAGTATAGATTTCTTGGCTGGGATAAACAAGGCCATGATCAATGAGTACAATCAGTGTAGGATAGTCTTTGAGACTGGTAATGAGTTTGTTAAGGAAATTCAACTTCTTGCATTTGACACCAGAAGTCTAAATGTAAAGATAATCAAGTCTGTAGACAAGGACGGTGACAATAACAACCTTATAGAGTCCAACAGCGTGTCTGACTATGTGTTTGACAATAACAAGATATATGCACCCCTAACGTCTGATCAGGTTACCAGACTGTTTGACAATGTACCTCTTCTTGCTAAGTCACAGGAACTTATAGGGAACAGGCTTGTATATGGAAACTATACTCAGTTTAGAGATATCATTGACACTGACGGTAATAATATAGACATGGACTTTAGCGTGGACTATGTATCAACATCCACAACAGAGAATACCCCGATACAGACATTCAGAACGGACAGAGATTATGAGGTTGGTATCATATATGGAGATGACTACGGTAGGATGACCACGGCTCTAATAAGTGACCAAAACTCTATATATATCCCTAGCTCTGAATCTGCAAAAGGGAACAGTTTAAAGGTTAACATAAAGAATAATCCTCCTCAATGGGCTACAAACTACAGACTGGTCATAAAGCAGGCTAAGAAGGAGTACTACAATATATTTCCCATATGGTTTTATGCAGATGGTTCATATAGATATTTTAGAATAAATGAATCAGACAGAGATAAGTTTGCGGTAGGAGACTATGTTATATTTAAGGCTGACGGTACAGGTCCTACATTTTCAAATAAAAAATATAAAATACTTGAGTTTGAATTTAAGTCTACTGGATTTTTAAACAATGAAGAGGTATCAGGATTATATTTTAAGATTAAGGTTGATAGTACATCTGAATTTAATTATGAATTACTTTCAAATGAAGGATGGGAAGGAGAAAACTTCTCAACTTTACCACCTATATGGGATAAACTCTTCATAGGTTTAGATAAGGTTATATTCTATGGAGAGGGAAGTGCAAATGCTATGGTGGCTTCTCAAATTGGGAACGTCCCTGGACAGGGATTATTAAGACATGATAAAAGGTATACCGTAGAGATTATTGATAAGGATGAGTTTAATACTGGTGATGTTCGTTTTAGAATTACAGATTCATTAGATCTATCATATTGGAATGATAATGTGTTATTAAACGCTGGTGATACATATACTGTAAATACATTAGAATGGCTTAATTCTTCAGGAAGTTCTCAAGCTGTACAGTTATTTACTATACAGTTTCCAATTTCATTTAATTCCTCAACAGGTGAATATATATCTCCAGATGTAAGGGTTGGAGACAAATGGAAGGTAATGGTTAGAGCTTTTGACGGTAACTTTCCAGATACATTTGGTTACTTTACTCAAAACACATACCCTGCAGAATCTGTTTTTCATACGCCACCTCAGTATGATACAGATTTTCCATATTCAAGTCAGTTAAGTGAAATAGATGGAAATTTAAATGGTGCATTATATAGTGGAATGGCCGTAGTAAATGGAGGAGAGCAAGAGACTAATAGTAATGGAGATGAGATAGATAGAATAATACAGCCAGGTGCTCAAATAACTATAAAGTTATGGAGAGATTCAAATAATCAGAATGCATATACAGAGGAGCAATCATTTATATCTCCAGAGAGGTATGAAAATATAGAGGAATGGTTTGTGGAGTCTGGGGCTTATAAAAATTTTATACAGCACGATCATAATGGTAATGATATAGGGTCACAAGGTATAACATTTAGAAGGGCAAAATATGAAGTAGTGCAACCAGGTGTAGATCATAGGACTGGATATCCTAATGGATTACCATTTATAGATCTAGCTACAACTCAAAGAAATTATCCTGTAAGAATGATAATTCAAGGATTTGGTTTTAATAGTATAAACAATCCTGGAAACTGGGTAGGGACAAAATTTACACTAAGGCAAGTCGAAAAACCATTGGTTTGTGAAACAGACGCTAAGGAAGAAGATTTAGAGGTTTACCACGAGGTAACAGACTCTTACGACATCACAAACAACCTTCATAAAGTTGGATGGGACTATGCAGACTTTACATACTCTACAGATGTATTTCCTACGGTACCAGTAGGTTTGGGATACACGGTTTTAGGGCCACTAGATCCTAATAATCCTCAATCTACCGACAGCCCTCATTCTTTCTGTGTGGGTCAGAGTGTGTACGCATCTGGAACATCTAGCGTACCTCAAGGGTATTATACAGTCTTAGCTGTGCCAAATCAGTATTCTATAATTATAGACCTTGCATGGCCAGGATCTGCACCATCAGAGCCAGCAACAGTATTTAAAGAGGATTGGGAGCAGGATCAGTCTGCTAATAACAATGGTGCTATTATAGAGATAAATGACACCACAAGCTATAACTCTCAATACAACTCATTTGCATTCGGTAATGGTGTTGAGTCTTACAGGATAAAGGATGACTTTAATGATCCACAGATGAAATACAGTCCAAGAGTGACAAGTATTATTGAGGACTACGAGAATGAAAGAAAGGAGGCCTCTCTTACATACAGCGGTGTTTTTAGGGGCGACACCTCTATAAACAGACTTAATGAGTTTAACCTATCTCTTGCAAACTTTAAGGATCTAGATCGAGATTTTGGACCTATCGAAAAGCTTTACTCAAGGGAGAGAGATATATTTGTATTTCACCAGGACAAGATAAACAAGGTGATGTTCGGAAAGAATGTATTGTATGACGCTGTAGGTGGAGGTACGGTTGCCTCTATACCAGAAGTTTTAGGTAGTGAGATTCCGTTCCCTGTGGACTATGGTATAAGTAACAACCCAGAGAGTTTTGCCACGAATGCTGGAAACATGTATTTCACAGACGCAAGGAGGGGTGCCGTTGTAGGTATGGAGAAGGGTAATGTATCTGAGATATCGTCCCTAGGTATGACAGACTATTTTAGAGATGAGTTCAAAGGTAGTCCAAATGCACAGAAGCTAGGTGCCTATGATCCATACTCAAACAGGTATACTGTAGCGACTGAGAATACAAGAAACATAAATCCATGCACGTTGTCTATAAGACCTTCAGCTAGGAACGTGACAAGTAATTCAGGTGGGCTATCATTCTTTATGTTTAACATAGACACTCAGCAGCCATGGACTATAACTCTTGTAGACACAGGAGATGGCACGGATTGGGTAAGTCCTGTTACAACATCTGGAAATGGTTCGGCTAATATTTATGCAAATATTGCAAACAATACCACAGGTTCCACAAGAAGTGTTAATTTTGTTGTTACATACTGCACATCGATCACGCAGATATTTACACTTACACAGTCTGTAGGTAGACCTATAATTGTGAGACCTATTGTTATAAATAAACCGACTAAAAAATGAAATTAAAGCAGTCATACGAGTATACAGGAAGTGGGGAGTTTACATATGATAATGTCTTACTTAGTTCTAATGGTATAGCACTATTTGATAAGGTCACTGGACTTGGCGGTATAGGATATGTTCCGTATGATGGATCTACAGTAACAGTAAAGGCAGGAGATCCTTCATCAGAATACCTAGATTTCGAGCCAGGACTAAACAATACTATATATTACCTAGTAAGTGATCAAGAATACACAGAGAAGGATAGTGCTACGATAAAATCTTTAGCGACACCTATACCTGTATATTTTAATGGTACAGACTTTGAAGGTCAGTTTGTATTTAATAACCCAAACAACTATGAAAACCTATACCTAATGTGGGACTATGAGGATAGCATAGGTACAGGCACAGTATCGTACAACGGTATATCTAAAGAAAGATCGATAGCCTTAAATTTAGGTAGTGATATAGGTCTTGCAGGTGTATCTCATCAGGTTATAGATGAACCCACAAGGTTTAAGGTGGAGTGGAATGGAGCTGTAATCTTAGACACTGGATATATAGGTCTAAACTCTGTAGCTAACTATAATGCACTTATAGCTGCTGGGGTGAGTGAGGATGATATAAGCCTACACAAGCCTCTTGATGGATTGGTAAATAATGGAAATGGAAGTTTATTGTTTGATAAGTATTCATCTGTTGATGACGCAAGAGTTATTGTAGACTCTCCATTAGCAAACACTATATGGATATTAAATAGAGTTAGTCCAAGCTTAAAACCTTTTTATATTGATACAGTAGACGCTGACACAAAGGCTAATGCTTGTACACAGTGTCCAACAAGACAGTACTATCATAATGGTATAGGTGTTCTTCCAGCTGTTAATGATAGGATATATATTACTTCAGATGGGTCTCAGATATATAATGGTAATAATTCATTGCATATGATAGATACTGCTTTATGTACTGTTCCAACATCTGCAGGAAAGTCTTTTGTAGGTGTAGACACATCTGGAAATGTGGTATCTATAAATCCATGTGACTGCTTTGAGTATGCAGAGCCATTTATATATCAAGAAAATATATCCATAGATTCTTTAAATCCTGTAAATATTCCAATACAGACACTTGGTAATCCTGAGTCATTTAGTGTTGTATCCAACTGTGTTGAATATATTGTAAATGGAGGTACAACATCTACATTAATAACATATACAGACTGTAATTCTAACGCTGTCACTTTAACTGTTGGTGCTACATTGGTAAGAAATATATGTGCACTATCAACACCCATAATAGTTAGGGGTGATGGATCTGTCGTTTCAAACGGAACATGTCTTTCACATATATTCCCAGAAGGTATTAGTTTTTCAGAGGGAGCTATAATTGGAAATCCAGTGGAGGAGTTATCATTCTCTTTCACAATCAACGCAACCAATTGCTTTGGAACAAGTCCAGACAGAACTATAAATGTGGATATAAAATCCTCTTCAGATTACAAGCCATTCCTTGTGGATGTTAAGAACTTTAAGACTCAGTCTTCTGATGCATGCAGTATAAGTCCAGTATCCAGTATTGAGTTTACGACAATGTATTTCAATGGTCCTAACCCTGTACCTACATTAAGGGATAGGATATATTCAGATCAAGATGGTAGGAGTGTATTTTCAGGTGGAGATAAGTGGTACTTTGTAGACAACTCACAGGAGGTTATTAAGATAGATAAAAACGGATATGTGGCAGAGGTTTATGCATGTCCAGGTACTACAACCACAACCACAAGTACCACGACTACAACAGTACCAGCTGTCGGTAACTATTACACGGCAAGGACATGTGTTACGCCTTCAACTCAGGTTGTTCTTTTAGATACAACACTTTCAGCTATAGTTCCAGGTAATATTGTAAAGACGGACGATGGGAACTGTTTTGAGATCAGCGGAACAACTACAGGATCATACCCATATTATCTAATCGAAAACCCCGTCGTTATATATGCAGACTGCACAACTTGTACTGGAACAACTACAACCACAACAACTACAACGACTACTACAGCACCCGTTATCTCAGCATTCAGTATGGATCCAAGTGCCCAGTCGTCAGATTTTAATGCATGTTCACTTACCCCCTCTCTTTCAACATACTACCACAACGGCAGTGGTTCGATTCCTGCCGTTAACGATTTCGTTTACACAGACGCATTAGGTGCAAACCTGTTTGACGGGGTCTTCAAGTGGTACTATGTAGATGACGGTGGTACTGCGTACACCATACATATATCACACACAGGTCAGGTTCTAAATGTAAGGGCGTGTGCTGGTGTGACAACCACTACCACAACCACAACCCTACCTGTAAACTACTATACATTCACAGACTGTAATGATGTCCCTGTCATAGGAAAGGCTTTTCTTGCTGGTGATACAGTACTAGCAGTTGGTACGCCATTTAAGGGTTTATATGGAGGTATATATGGGTGTTATAAGGTTAGCGGAACAACTACTCCAGGAGGACCTCTTCTGGTTGAAATTACATTTATATATAATTCATGCTTCGACTGTCAAAAAACACTCCCCTAAGATTTATATCTGCACAGCCAGCCACTGACTACTACGCATGGCAGGTTGAGGTCTACATAAACAACTTCATACGGAACGGATACACAGATATAGATGTGGTGTCAGGATTTCAAGGAAAGATACCTGAATCCTGGGGCAAGCTGGTGTCAAGGTATGGTAATGTGGTTGACTTTCACTTCTATGAGGATACAATGGGAGAGGTTAAGTATATACCTGCGATACAGGCACACCTGCTAAAGAAACACTTCGACGAGAACCCTAACAATGGGGCTTTCTTCTTCCATGACGCTGACTTTATATTCACAAGACCACTAGACTTCACGCCATACCTTAACGACCACAACTGGTACTTTTCAGACACCATAAGCTATATCGGTCATGACTACATAGTTAGTAAAGGAGAGGAGGTGCTGGATGCTATGTGTAAGGTTGTGGGTATAGATAAGTCTGTTGTTAAGGCAAACCAAGAGAACAGCGGTGGTGCACAGAAGCTGATGAAGGGACTTACATCTCAGTACTGGGAGAAGGTAGAGAGGGACGGTATAATGCTGTACGACACCATGACAAAACTTCAACATGTAAAGAGGGAGGGAGACCCTTACGGTATACAGGCATGGACAGCAAGCATGTGGGCAGAGCTTTGGAACGGCTGGCTGTCAGGCCGAAATATTGTCGTACCTAGAGAGTTTGATTTCTGTTGGGCTACATGTCCGATAGAGAGATGGAGAGACATGTATTTCTTTCATAATGCTGGCGTGCCCAATATGAATCAACGAATGTTCTACAAGGCTGCATATGCACATAAACTTCCGTATATGGAGGATTTAGACATATCGGACCAGAGATGTTCTTACATGTACTACATGGAGATGAAGTCTGTCGACAGCTGTTTGCTTTAAAATTAGTAAATTTGTATTATGGCGACTATAACATACTCAATATGGAGCAAGGGTTGGACGTCCTTCTGGTCGTATCAGCCAGACTGGATGATCGGCCTGAATAGTAGCTTCTATACATTCAAGGATGGATCTATATGGAAGCACAATACAAACAGCACCAGGAATAACTTTTATGGGACTCAGTATAAGTCAACTATCACGACTATATTCAACGATGAGCCAACCCAGATGAAGATGTTCAAGACGCTGGCACTGGACTCAAATAGGCCATGGAAGGCAATCATAGACAGCGAGCTTAATACTGGAGAGATAGATGCCGAATACTTTGATCAGAAGGAGGACGAGTGGTTTGCATACATAAGACGTGTGGATGACACCATAGATCTGAAGGCTGTATCTACTCAGGGTATAGGGAACGCAACCAATATAGATAGCTCAGACCCAAGTGCTGTTGTATTGACATTTGCATTCAACATAAACACATCACTAAGCGTGGGAGATAAGGTATATAAATCGGCACTGGTAGGTACCTATCCAAACGTAACCGCAAGCACGACACTTGTACTGATAGGAGAGATAACAGCGATTACATCTACAACAATAACCGTAGACACAACGGCTGGAACATTACCTATAATTAGCGACTTCTTGGTCGGTGTAAAGAACAGTCAGGTTGAGTCATATGGAAGTAGAGGTTTCTATATGGAAGTTAAACTTGAGAATGAGGATACCACAGAGGTGGAGTTATTCTCTATAGGCAGTGACATATTCAAAAGTTTTCCTTAAATTTGTTATATGGAAGTACGGTTCTTGACATCTGACGATTATGAGACATTGTCGTCGTGGTGGAAGGATTGGAGATGGACAGCTCCACCTAAGGACATGCTGCCAGAGAACGGACTAGGAGGCGTCATGGTCCATAAGGACGGTAAAGAAATTTGTGCAGGATTTGTGTACTTCACAAACTCATCAGCAGCATGGCTTGAGTTTATAGTATCAAACTTTCACTATAGAGAGGACGACAGGCAGGATGCATTGAGGTTCCTGATAAATGTCCTAACTCAAATGATAAAGGACAAGGGTTCTTACAAGTATATTTATACCTCTCTAAAAAGCCAGAGCTTGATAGAAAGGTACAGC